AAGGGTCATCACAGGGAGGCTGTACAGCACGGTCACAAATGTTGAAGATAGCAGCAGAAGCCTGAATTTAGCGGGTTGGAGCTATGCAGCAGATTTAATAGACTGCACTCTTGACCCTAAATTTTATCAGGCAAAAAAAATAAATCTTAATGATAGAGCAACTCAAATAATTAAGCCGTTTGGTTTTCCTGTTGTTTACGAGTCTAAAGATGTAGCTCCGTTCAGGCGAGTAAAGGCAACAAAAACAGAAACAGTATTTGATCATTTAAACAAGTTGGCGCGCCAGCGTGGCGTTGTATTATCGTCAACGATCCACGGAGAGCCTTTATTCATCGACCCCACAGAGGAGGCAAGCATTGGAACGCTTGAAGAGGGACGGGGATTTATTAAAAGTTTTTCTGCAAGTTTTGACGGCAGGATGCGATGGAGAAATTATAAAGCCATTGCCTCGGGGCCTCGCAAGCACAGTCATAGCACGTCCGTAGACAACTAGCACGTCCGTAGACAACGGAGTACCAGTTTACAGAACGTTGACTTTTTCAGCAAACGACACTGAAGAAGGAGACATTAAAACAGCTGCTGACTTTAAAAGAAACAAAAAAATACTTGAAGCCCTTTCCATCCCGCTGCCTGTTTCGACGTGGTACGCGCCGGACGGTGAGTTGTGGCGGGAGAATACGATCATTACAGTAGTTTCCAAAACATTATTTTTAGAAAAAGGGTTTGATTTTCTTATTAGAAAAGTAGAGTTTGATTATAGCGATCAGGGCACGACAGCAGTACTAACAGTTGTACCTCCAAGCGCGTTAACGCGCGGGGAATTGATTGATCCATGGAGCGGACAAAATGCTTGAATTTGGAGACCTGACAGGCTTTGAGATAGAGAAAAACAAAGATGCAGAAATAAAAACTGTATTGTTACAATTGCGCGTTCTGGACGATAACAACGGCGAGACAATAGAACTTCAGAATCTCTCTGGTGTAGACAACAGGCCGCCGTCCGGCGCGCGTGTTTTTTTTATTCCTGTTTCAGAGTCCTATCAGGTCGCCGTGTGCGTTGACGATCATTCAGAGCCTGCGCAGGATATAGAAGAGGGGGAGCAGGAGTTTTATTCTCTTGATGCGGGCGCGCGCATGGCTACTATTCGTTTTAAAAAAGATGGTGATTTAATTTTAAACGCTGGCGACCGCACGCTTACTGCTTACGAGCAATTGAAACAGGAATTTGACAAGCTTAAACAGGACTTTAACAATCTTGTAAACATGCATAACGCACACATTCACATAACCACTGCGACTGTTGCCGCAACGCCTACGCCGGGAGTCATAGCGCCAACCACTTCGGTTGCGACGCCTACTACTGCTGACATATCAGGCGCACAGGTAAAAACAATAAAGGTAAAATAATGCAGGGAGATTTAAAAATATTTTTAACTTCAGAGGGCGCAAGTTTAAAGTTCGTCGGCGGAGAGCCTGTCTATGACAGCGGATTAGAGAATCAGGTTATCATAAGTTTATTTTCAGATGAGTGGTTTGCAAATATTTATTTCCAAAAACCATCACAAAATTTAGATTCCAAATTTGAAGAAGCGCACAAAAAACCGATCACTGTTTCAGCGCTTTTGGATATTGAGAACGCTGCCAGAAAAGATCTTTCTCCAATGATCAAAGACGGGACAGCCTCTAAAATAGAGGTTAAAACGATCAACACCGAAAACAACGGCATCCAGACGGGCATTGTCATTGAGCCTCCCGGATCTGATTTGTTTACGCTCATAACCACTAAACACGGGCTTAACTGGATAGCGCAGGCAAACAACCCGGCATATTTAAAGGATTAAAATGAGTAAAAAAATACCTACAACGCAGGAAATAATTGACAACAGTTTATCTGATTTAGAGAGCAATCTTGACCAGACATCGCCGTTAAATGACAAGGCATTTTTGAGGGTGCTTGCGGGGTCGCTGGGCTTGAGCATGACAGGGCTTTACAAATATGGAGTTCAAAGAGCGGCTCAAAATCTGGCTATTTCTGCAACAGGAGAAGACCTTGAAAAAATAGGGCGAAATTTTGGAATTATAAAAAAGCAGGCTACTGCTGCGGTAATTAAAATTTTAGCTTCAGGAAGAACTCCGGGAACAGTACTGCCCGCCGGGTTGGCATATATAGCAAGGGCTAACGGCATTCGCTATTTTTCAAATGTGGACATTACTATACCCTCAGTTCACAAAATCGTTTTTAACATAACGGCTGCAACCCCCGGCAGCGTTGGCAATATTACGACGCTGGGATCTGTTTTCGATCTTGGGCAGGTGATACCAGGGGCAACAGAAACAGCGTCATGGCGCGAGCTTGTAGCTCCAGGAATTGAAAAAGAAGAAGAAGAAGATTACAGGATTAGAGTGCTCGACGAAATTCGCACTGTTGGCGGGGGATCAAATTCTGCTGACTATCGGCGATGGTCGCAAGAAGTTCCGGGAGTAAAAAGAGCGTTTCCATTTACGGGAAAACCTTTTACAGACGTGCATCCAGACGTCCCGGGGGACAGGACTGTATACATAGAATGTGTTGCGAGCGTAGAGCCGGACGGGATAGCCCCCGCAACTATGCTTGACGCTGTGAGGCTTAGTATCACTACAGATCCTGATACCGGCGAGGATAGGCAGTGCTTAGGATCTACAGACAGCACGCTTTATATTAACGCAATAACGCGCAAGGAATTTATTTTTGAAATACGCGGTTTGCATGTTGACGCAAATCTTGAAGCGGCCGCAAAAACAGATTTGGAAACAGAACTTGATAACTATGTCAGATCGATAAGATGCTACGTGGACGGGCTTGACAGCGATGTGGACAAGAATAACACACTTACAAGTGTGGGTGCATCCAGAACGATCAACGACGTGTTGCGCAGCTACGGCGGATATGCAGACGCGGTCGGGTTTGGGGTATCTCCGGGATCTTATTTAGGATCATACACTGTCAATCCTGGCGAAGCTGCAAAGGTCGGGAGCGTGGTATATGTCTAAAGAAACAACGTTAAGACAAGCTGTAAACGCAAACTGGCCAACAGGGGCGGCCTGGAATATAGCCCCCGGCGGGGATACTGAGAAACTTTTAAACGGAATTGCAGACGCGCAGGAGCCTTCAAAAAGTTTTCTTTCAAATCTGGCAAACGTACGCGACCCGTGGCTTACAGAGCTTCTTGACGACTTGGAAAAAGAATATGGTATTTTAAAAAATGCTTTTCCCGGGTTTATTTTAGATACTACTTTGTACCCTGTTGCAGACCAGGCGGGCAAAACGGAAAAGGTTACAATCGACGACGGCGCAGAGCAGACAGTTACTTTTAAAACAGGAACAAAAACCATTGACTCAGTCATAGAGCAGCTTTCAACAGTTTTGACCGGGTGCCTCGTAGAAAAAATAAGCAATCATATAAAAATTACAAGCGAGTCTACAGGCCCCGCGTCATCTGTTTCTATTGGTTCAGGGACGTGCGATCTTATTTGGGGCACACCCATTGCAGGCGTTGGTATGACTGAACGAGAGCGAAGAGCGCAACTGGCGCAGCTTGTTTATGCGTCGAGATCTTCGGGGTCTAAATCTTATTTACAGGCACGTTTACACGAAGCTGGATTTACTGATTTATTTGTTTACGATAACGATCCGGCAGTAAATCCAAACGGTCTCCTGTTCTCTCCGGCCGGCACTATGTGCGGACTTCCGACAGCTATATGCGGAAATTCAAGCGCCTTTTGTGGCGCGTCTAACGAGGGTGAATTTGTTGTTAACGGAGATGTTTACAATCAGTCAATAGCGTTTACAACCAGCTGTGGTGCAGGGTATAGCGTTTGTGGTAAATCAGGAGCAGTTGCAGGATCGTTTATAGAATCGCGTGAATTGATAACTTACAGGGCGCCTGATCCGACAGACGAAACGCCGCCGCCGATTCACGCTTTGATAGACCCGGACATGGAGACCGGGTACCCTGCGTCGGATTGGGATACCCAGACGAGCAAAAATTTATTACCAGATGGAAGCATGGATGCCGTAGCAACCGCGTGGTTTACAGCTACTAACAGCGCAACGATTACAAAGGAAACTACCGATCCAAAAATCGGTTCAAAACATTTAAGGGTAGCTTATAACGCTGTAAACGCGCCTGCCGCAAGGTGTGTTATCGGGCTTCA